GTGCGACCGAAGGAGACCGAATTTGAAGTCCGGCTGGAGAAACTTAAGCAAGGTTTCGCGCAGTTTGTCAACATCAGTGGTTTGCGCCCCGCGACAAAGCCTGAAATGGAACAGTGCCGGAGTAGAGCGCTTTTGCGGGCTTCCATGAAGCAGCACCAGGACGTCACAGGGCTTTACGGTCAGACTTGGGAAACGACCGAGCGCATCAAATGTTTTAACAAGGTGCAGCTGAAAGCCAAGGGGGGTAGTAATCCCTTTCTCAGTGTTAAGGAGGCGGATGGCATGCTCTACATCAAGGGTGGCCAGATGGTGAGTGCCCAGCCGAAGGAAGTGAACCAGATAACAAGCCCCTTCGTGAACCACGCTGAGAACATGGTGATGCGCAGCCTGAAGAAAGGTGTGTTTTTCGGTTACGGGTGTAGCGCGAAGAAGCTGCGCAACAAGATGAACCTTGTCACAAGAAGAGGCAAGGCGCAATCGCTATCGATAGACATTAGCGAGCAGGACACGACGAAGGACAGAGCTGTAAATGCTTTGATGCGTTGGATTTACAACAAGTGCGGCGTCCCGGACAGTAACATTGACGCGATGGAAAAGATCAATGACAAGTGGGTCATGAACGCCCGCAGTGTGAGTACGAAAGTACGAGGCCAGTTTCAATCGGGGCGAGCGGACACCTTGTTTGCCAACACCTGCCATATTTTGGCTGAGGTTGGAGCGGCTTTCAAGATACAGGACCTTGATTTGGCTTTGTTTCAGGGAGACGATTGCTATCTGCGCGCCGAGAACATCCTGAGGGTCGATCAGAGCTTTAAGAACTTCAAGCTCTGTCACGACACCGTTGGGGAATTCATTAGTTTCCTCATAAGCGATGGCGATCTTTTTTTGGACACGGTAAGGATAGCGAGCAAGCTACTCTCGAAAAGTGTGGTGGATGATGCGCGGTTTGTAGAGCTGAGTACGGCTTTAAAGGACCTAATCAGTATTAACAACGCGCTTGAGAGGCAGTACATCAACACTTTGGTTGTTAGTGCCAAGTACGGCATTACCCAAGGTGAGGCTATGGAATTACAACAGTTCTTGACATCTTTCGCGCGAAACGACAGATCCCTGGTTGATCGCTGCAGAGCCGTCCGTAAGCGAGGCGGCACTTGGAATTCTGCAGACTTTGAGGGAGTCTTTTCGAAGAACGTTTGCACCGTGCTGCACTTCGAATAAATAATCGCGTATAAACATGGAGGACGAAGCAATCAACAACGAGCCCCTAGCTTCTGACAGCTCTGCACCAGCACCACCGGTGCCAGGAGTGGTCAACAAAAGCAAACAGGAGAATTCTCATCCTTCCGACCCGATCGGCTTCGCAGCCGGCGCCACAGATCGTTACCGTGGTATGCCGGCTGGCGGAGTTGATCAGATTCGCAACATCTTTACGGTTGATTTGGATGAACAGAATTCTTTCGATATACGTGAAGTATTGGCAGAAAAGAGCGATTTCTTTACGAATTACGAAGCTTACGCAATCGCAGAAATGGAGGTCATCGTGCAATTGGCTTGCAACTGGCTTAAGGCTGCTGGTAACATCGTAGTTGGATACGTACAAGACCCGGAAAGGACCAACATCCCTCAGACTAGTGAGGACGATGATGAAACCATGACTGACAACAGGTACCAAAATTTGCAGCTGCAGAGGATTGGCGACTCATTCATAATGAATATGCCAGTTCTCGGCAGCACTTATTTCACGGGACCGGTTTCGGATCGTTTCACTTCACCCGGTAGGTTCTTTATCACCACGCTTACACCACCAGCCAAACCAGCTGGTGCAGGTGATGTGCCCTTCTCTGACTATCAGTATGAGAAGATCGTAGCGGTAACTATCAATGCGAAAGTTATGGGTTACTGCAAGACCATCCGCGAAATCAACAATTCCGCAGAAGGTCAGTTTGATCTAGGTATTCTCGCAGACACATTCCAGGTCGACAAGACAGCGCCAGACAACAATCTGGTGTTGATCAACGTACCGACCCAGAGTGGCCTTCCAGAAGAACTTAGAGGAACGGTTTACCTCTTCGACGCTAAAGAGCTTAAGATCACGGCGACCACCAATGAGGAAGAACCTCGGCGCATAATCGCTAGTTTCTTCACGGGCACTCTAGAGTGGATTGGTGGTTCCCGTCAGCTTAAGGTTGATGCGGCTCCCTTCCTTAGTACTGGAATCGACGCACAGAAAGCGACGTACAGTTTGACTAACGGAGGAAACCTCGGTCGCGGAATTCTCGTTTACAACGAATAAATTCTAACACTTTAATCATGGAATCCAGCAAAGCACTTGACAGTGACTATACCGCAGGCAACCGAGAGGTTGTTCTGACTTCTGGTGCACTTGAAGCTACCTATGAGGTGAAAGTCCAGAAGACCATCAGAATTACTGGAACTGATGCGGTTGGTGATTTGAAGATGTACCTCTCCCTGGACCCGACGATAGACAATGCTTGCCTAGAAATGTCGAAACGTTATGAACGGTTTTCAATCGATTCGGCTTCTCTCTGGGTGCAAACTGCTTCGCCACTGGGCACTAGCTCAGGCGGTTTTCAGCTTGCACACATTGCAGACCCCGAGAACGCCAACTTGCCAGCAACTGCTGTCCGCAACGCTGACAAGGCGGTTCGTCAACAGGGCTCAAGCTTCATCAGGCCTAGGGATTCAGTTGCGTTTCCCATTCCCCTTCAGGGAATGCTCTACACCAAACAGAACGGGAGCCCACGTTGGTGGAGCTTTGGAGCGCTTGTTGGTGTCGTTCGGGCCGTGCCCGATGCTACTGACTATGTGGAATTTACATGCACGTTTACAGCGACATTTAAATTCATGCGAACGGCTGAGATTGACGAGGGCACGGAAGTAGCTTTCGCCGCCGTTGTTGAAAACCATAAGGTTGAAGAGGGCAGGCTGATATTGGAACTTTCAGCCCCGATACCTGGTAGCTATGGTTTTGGAACACTTATGCGGCCAGGCGCGAGTCTCATAACGGTGCGCAACGCAAGAGGTGATATGCGAATCCACAAGCGTATTGCCAAGTTGAGATTCACTTTTGATGGCAAGATTGCTAAGAGCAACAGGCGTGACATAGTAGAATGGTACACGCCCTTGAAGAACAGCACCATCACCATGAAAATCCCCAGGGCTTTTCATGTCCAATAAATTAGTGCCTCTCAAGCATGGTGAACTACGTTGAAATCGGTTGGTTGACACTAAAGAAGCTAGCTATACCCTTGCGGTATAGCTTAGTCTTTAGTGCCGTTTCGATTGCCGCGCAATATGTTATAAACTACACACTTTTGACACAAAATGATATTCTTAGAGTGACTGATTTTAGGATTAAAAGTAACCATATTGAACTCCTTGAAGAACTTGAAAAGCGATTGGGAGCTTTAACCATCTTGTCGGCGAGGACACTTGACCGCTTAAACGCGTTTGAGCGAGAATACGTTAGCCATTGGATTGATGGATTAATTACCGGTCCTGAGAAACACGTTTCTCGAGCTGAGTTTGAACGCTTGCGTGAGAACTACGCTTCTAGGTGGAACTCCGGTGATAAATACGTTGATCGGCAAAGTTTTCAAGCTCTAGCTAGTGATTATAATGCGCGTTGGGATAGTGGAGACAAGTATGTGACCAGGAGCCTTTTCGAAGACCTCAAGAGTCAGTATGAAACTCACTGGAAGACTGAACCTCAAGGCGAATATCTTACCCGTTCTAATTTCGATCTCTTTAGGGAGAATTACGAGAAAAGATGGGCGGATGAGCCCGATGGCACTTACGTATCTACAGATAATTTTGACAAACAGACTAATAAGATTTCGAATGATATTTCACAAACAAACAAGTTAGTCGGCGAACAAACGCAGACAATCATTTCAAACAAGGGAGAGTTAGGCACTA